CGTGTTTCTTGATTAGATTTAATGATGTCTTTAGTTGTAGAATTATAACTATGTGACCAACTTTTAAAGAATTTATTTGCTGGACCAGCTTTACATTCTGATGATGTTTCTAATTTAACAAGTTTTGATAGTTCTTGAGCAAGTCCGTTAATATCAAGTTTGTTAAAATATTGTTTTCTACTTTCTTTACTTAATTTATAATAATATGTATGCATTCTTTTAGATATAATAAATTTTATAGTATTGATTTGATATTCATTTAATGTAATATGTCCATGTGTCTTCATAACTTCTAATATTTTTTTTAATTTAAGTGAAGAATTACTCTTCTTATGTTTTCTAGAAATCATAGATTCATCAATATTAGGATAACTTTCTAATAAACATTTAGCAACTTGTTTAATAACTTTAGAATCGCATGTTGAACCTTGTTCCTGTTTAATTAGCATTTTAATAATTGAAATGATTACTATTTTTTGCCATTGCCACACAATAGTTAAATCTTTTGAAATTTCTGCGTTTTTAATTTGTAATTGTTTCTTTTCTTCATCATTTATTTCATCTAGTTGTTTAGTTATTATATATTTACCAAGAAGTTTAGTAATACCAATAAGAGTATTCTTTTTAAAATTAGGTTCAGCTATACCCCACATACAATATGGGAACATATCAATAAGATTTTGTAGGATCCAAAAGTCTTTAATTTCAAAGGCATCAATACCAGGAACTTTTGTAGGATAATGACTAAGAACTTTCCAAATATTTGTAATAGGTGTAGTTCCTGATGCGCACATTGTAAAGATATATCCAACAAGATTTCTCATTGCTAAAACAGTGAAATCGGATTCATCATTTGGAATACATGAGATTTTTACTTTAATACTTTGTGCTAAAGAAATAAACATTGATATAAGGAAATATGTTAATGATTGAGAACCTGGATTTATACTTCTATCACGATTCATAGTTGCTTCACATATCATTCTTCTAAGAAGAATTCTAAATTTAGCAACATCAGTATTATTAACTTCATCAAACCATTTAAAATGTCTTGGATCTTTAATTGTTGTAAAAATATCTAAAATAGCAATGGGAACAGAAGATACATGTTCTGATTCACCACATAAAATTGCTACAGAGGCAGGACCTGCCAACTCATGTGACATTTTAGATGAGTGTATTCCTAAAGCTGAAACAGTGATTCCATCTAACTCATTACATGTTCCATGAAGTTCCATAATATGTTGTTGTGGACCTTTATATGTTCCATTTGATACACCATTTAACATATTAATAAGTTGTTCATTTACAACAAGTTGTCCAATCACAAAACTATCAATTTCTTCTAAATAGTCACAAATATCTTCTTGGGTCATACTATTAACAAAAGATGTATTTTTATAAATATCATCACTTCTCATAGCACTTTGAAGCGAATTTGCTGCTGATTTAGTTGATGCGCCACCATCAGCAGTAATACTAAGAATAGTTTGTGTTAAACTTTTAAGAACACTACACGCACGTGTTTTCTTAATGGTGTTTTTAATACTATCTAACTCTTTTTTAATTTTAGCATCATCGTGTGTTTTAATAAGTTTAACAATTTTTTCTTTAAGTTTTTTATTATTTTCAGATTGTTTAGATGTAATTATTGTAAGACATTTATTTTTAAAGGTATTAAATGTAGTAGATTCTTGAAACATTGCCATTTGGACGAACAATTCAATAATATCATTTTGATTATCTACAAAATCTTTAAAAGTCATTTTAGTAATAATATCTGTTGCTTGATCAATAGATATACTATTACTTTTATAATACATTGTTTCTAATCTTATCGGAAATGGAACCATTGGTTCCGTCACTATAACATCAAAATCACTTTGGTCAAAAATATCGCCGAATTTATAAATTTTTTCATGATACCACCGCACACCACGAATCCAATAATATGTATTTGTTTTATTACATTTTGCTAAAACAATAGAACAATGATTAGCATATTTTGTACATGATAATTTAAGATGTTCTAATTTTTCGATACTATTTTCAGTATCAAAGTGCGTATGAATAATCATTAAACACGTAATTTTTCCATTTTTATTAATTAATTTGGCACAATCTTCAGAAAATGAATCAGTATCTTTCATGTGTAGAATGTTTAGACAAGATAATTTAGATTTAAAATTAGAAATAGCAAATTTAGCTGGTTCAATTGATGCATTGTGTGTTCCTTTACCAATATTTCCATACAAACTTGGATTAAATTGTTTTTTAGATCCAATATTTTCTATATTACCTAGATAATCCATTGTTAACGAGTAAGGTATATCTAATACATTTGATAGATCATTAGTATATTGTATTACCTCAATATTTTGCATATCACTATCTTCTACAATATTATAGTCTGTATCTTTGTTACAACTAGTATCACTATTATCATTATTTTGAGTTGATTCAGCATCAGTAGAACTAGCTTCAACTTCAGCTTTTTCTACTTCATGTGCTCCAGAAAAACATCTAGCAGGAAGATCGCAAGTAATTATACTGTTTGTATTATATTTTTCTGTGAGAGGAACAGTAGTATAAGGAATAACTTTTAATCGTTCATTATCTAGATGTTTAACTGTCGCACAAGCGATAGTTGTACTGTTACCAAGTATAGCACGTGTTTGTTGAAATGGAATAACGCCAATAGTATTTGAAATTGGATCATAATAACACATAGATGGTTTTTGGTGTTTAAATGTCTCACTCATTAGTTCAGTATGATTAAATCCTATACCCCCTAAGATAAAATCTTTTTTAATAACTCTTTCACATGTGATAGAAGTTGTTAGTGAATTTTTAGCCAATTTGACACTTTGCATAAAATATGAATGATGGCTATTATCTCCTGAATGTATTAAACCATGACTATTTCTACCTGAATAATTACATGATGAACCATTTTCATCCCAAGACACAAAATCTAAATATTGACCACCATTTTTAAATGTAACCATAAAGAAAGTTGATGTATTAGATATAATTTTAGATGAATCCACTATATCAATATTAATTGTATCTATTTGTTCTTTAGTAAATCCCAAAACACCCTTTAACTTTGAAAATTCTTGAATGGCCTCAATGCTTTCTTTAACTGTGAGCGCAGAATCGGTAGAACTAATATTATTTTCAAAATAAGTTTTATCAGGTTTTTCAAATGTATAGAAAGTGCCTTCATGTTTCACAATAAGTTTATTATCATTTGTTGGGTGTCCAATGGATCCATCAATAGTTTTAAGATAATCAATAATTAATGTATGATTATTTAAATGAGGTAAACATATATAATTATTTCCCAATTTAGAAATAAGTGCTTTAATTTGTGTTTGATTTGAAACAACTACAGGAATAGTCATGATTGTTTAATAAAACAAAAATAATTAATTTTAAATCAATTTTTTATATTTATATATAGTAATGAAAAGATATGGAAGTAGAGCTGAAGTATGGCATGAAAATGCCAGAATGACTACAGGCCGTCTTTCAAAAAAAGATTTATTTAAAAATAAACAAGGTAGAATAGTAAGTAAAAAGAAAATAAGACATATGAAAGATCCAAAAAAAAATCCTCTTCTTAAATTAGGATATCAACGTAAAAAAGGTTCAAAAGAATTTGGACCTAATAATTTATATGAAAAGAAGAATAAAATGAATACTAATAAAAAAAAAACAAATTCTAATAAGAAGAATAAATCATTTTTAAACAAAATATCTAATTTAGTAAATAAAATAGTTAGTTAATTATGTATATTCCTATTAAAATTAAAAATATTCCTATAATTTTTACAACAGTTATTTTTTCTTTATAAATAAAATATGCTATTAATATTGTAGCAATATTACTCAACCCATTCAACATAGGAACTAATTTACTAATATTATTTGTTTTATGTAATGTTAAATAAGATAATTGTGATATAAATCCAATAATAGTAACTATGATTAAAAAAGATTTATATTTATTTGGTAATTTTTTTACATTGTTTATAAATAAACTTGCTTTGGATCTATAAAATATCCATATATATAACATAAAAAGTAATATGAATACATGCCATACAAAATGGGATAATACTATAATCTCATATTTAGAAAGGTAACTGCTTAGATCTTTCATTAAAAAATAAGGTAATGACCAACTTATAGTCATTATTAAAAATAAAATTATAGTTATCATTATAATACTAATTTAAAATATTTTGTAATTAATTTTTTTACTTGTGATCCTTCATCTTTTTTATAAAAAGTGCTAAGTTTACATATTTTCTCAATTGTTGTTTTATCTAATTTATTTTTAATAATGTATGGTATTATATCTTCGTTTTTATTTTTAATACAACTAAAAATATAATCACAATTATAAATATAATTATTAGAAAGACCTAAATTATTAATAGTATTTACTAATTTGATATTTAAGTATTCAAATGATATTTTATTTATCATTGTAGAGTAATTTAGATTATTGAATTTATTATATGGTTTTTTTGTTAAATTGTTTATTAAAAAAGATGGAACATTAAATTTTAAATAACTATTATAATTATTTAAATAAAATTGTTGATTTATATAAATTTTTTTATCTATTTTATCACTTTCACTAAAACTATCATATATTTTACAAATGGTATCTAGTTTTACATCATCACTACTTTTTTTATTATTAATTATAAAATTTTGAAAATTTTCATATACTATATATCCAATATTTGAACTATCATTTTCAACTAAATCAGAAAAATCTTTAACATAATTATTTAATATTTTATCAGTTGATTCATAAATAGTATGATCTATTATTTTTTTATCATAATTTTCAATAATAGTTTCTAATGTAGACTCACAAATATTTGCGGTTTTATAATTAAATAAATATTCCATTAAAACAATTACTCTTCTAAAATCTAATTGTGATGTATTAACAATTAAATTTTTAATTATATCGGAAAGATGTAATGATTCTTTATCACAAATAGTATTTACAAATTCTTTTATTATTTTTTTTGTTGGTTTATTAATTTTTATGTATAATGATTTTTTTTTTAATAATTCTATTTTTTTATTTATACTGTTTGTGGTACAAATAAATGGAGAGCTATAAGTTTTAGAATTATTTATTATATTAATTAATTCTTTAAGAGCCCCTTTTTCAGTATTATTAATACCATCAAGTTCGTCAATAATAATACCTATTTGTTTTTTTTTATTATTCATAAAATCTAAAATATTAACATTACCATTAATATTATCTATTTTATCTTTTAATGTTTTCTGATTACGTATATCACTAGAATTAAATTCAATAATATCAAATTTATATGTATTAAGTATGATGTTTGCTAAACTAGTTTTACCAACACCAGGAGGTCCATGTAATATTAAACAATTTGTATAATTAGTTTTTTTTTTTATAAAATTATTAATCCATTGTTTTATTTTAGTTTTACTATCATAAGATAAATACAAATCTTCAATTGTATTAGGTCTATATTTTTCAGACCAATTCATTACTATTCTAAATATACAACAAATCTTTAAATTAATTTAACAGATTGTATCTATACCTTCCCAAGGTGCTTTACATTTTTTAGACCATGAACATTTATAAACTTCACCTCCTTTACCTTTAAATACATCCTCATTAAAATCCATTATATTATCATCATTACTTGATTTACATATACCTATATTATGACTATTTTTACATTTAACATCTTCATCACCTTTTTCACCTTCTATAACTTCCCAATAATCAGGACATATTGCTGGCCATGGAGGAAAAGATGACATTCCTGTTAGTTTTTTAAATCTTGAATAATCTAAAAAAATTTTTACTGAAAATACAATAATTATAATTATAGAAAATACAGTAATTATTATATTTGTTGTTTGATTATTCATATACTATAATAAAATATTTTTTATTTAATTATAATGGAAATATATTATTTCTACATATAGTACAAGGATCATTATTTTTATTTACTCTATACATATAGTAATTAAATATTAAGTATAGTATTCCAAACATAAACGCAAACATTGCTGATGCTATTTTATAAAATACATTTTCGGCAGAATTACATTGTAAAGATACAGATAAAGCAATTAAATTCACAGATAATAACAAAAATATTAATATAAATAAAAATGCTCTTTTTAAATATTTTGAAATATTCGATAAAGATGAATTCTCTGATGTTTCTGATGTTTCTGAGGTTTCTGAAGATATGTTAGAACTATTATAACTTGAATTTTCTAATCCTTCTTTACTTTTTTGTGTATCACATCTTTTCTCACAAGAGGCTATATCTTTTTTTCCTATACAATTTCTTTTCCAAGCGCCTGATTCACCTCGTTTAAATTTTTCAGGTGGGTTTTTAGTATTACATACTATTGTTGCAAAATTTTCTTTTATCATTACAATTATTAAATATATTTATTTAAATTTTTTTTTTTTTTTTTCTTT